ATATGCAGCCTGCGCTGTTAGGCGCTTGGCGAAATCTTCAAAATTTCCAAAAAACTTCTTGGTTCCTATATGACAACAAGTCATGCGGGGGTCGAGCCAAATGTCAAACCCAAGGTCTGCAAGTTTCCTTGTCACCACATTATCTTCAGAGACCAACTGCCCGTCTACGATTTGAATGTCGCAGATCATGCGGCCTTCTCTGCCTTCGTTTTGGTAGGGCTGGCTTGCATCCCACAGGGCTTGCACCGCTTTCTTAGACATCTTCACAAACCCCATGCCCAACCCGTCAACCTTGATTAGCCCATCTTTAGACTCAAGGTTATTGGTCTTGACCGTGTAGAGTTCTGCGTCATCGGTCTTTTTGCGGTAGGTTCCACCGATCACATCTTTGTCAGACCCAAGCAGTTCCATAATCCACATGGGGTTCCACTCAAGGTCTGCGTCAATCCAAATCACCGCATCGTACTCCAGCCCAAGCCTGAACAGGTCATTCCTAGCCCTCTGCACCAAAGCGTCGTAGGACATAAAGACGGGGTGCAAGAAGATGCCGTTGTCCTGTGCGATACGGACAGAGTTGACTAGGCTGGTGGTGTACCAGACATCTAGCCTGCCATCGTAGGCTGGGGTTGCGATTAGAACTTTAAGCATTAGGCTCTGCCGGTGGGGTTGCTGGTGTGGTTGCCAACTGCGCTTCCAATGCCTCAACCTTGGCCGAGAGTTCTTGGATTGCCTTAATTAAAGGGGTAATAAACATTTCACGACTAATGGATTGAATACCATCCGGGCCTTGATCCCAACCTGCAAATGTCATAACCCCTTCAGCATCCAATGCAATTTTAACTTCTTGTGCCAAAAGTCCGTGCATCGTAACGCCTATCGTTCGCCTGTTTTCTTCGGCGTAATAGGGATTGTCTTGATCTAGTTCGTTACTTGCTTTCCACTCATATTTTACTGGGCGTAAACGATTGATGAATGACAGTCCAAGAGTGTCGTTTTGGATGTTTTTCTTTAGACGTTCATCTGACGTTTGTGTCCAAGTGGCATTTACGGTAAATGCGTTATAGATTTTTCCACCACTAGACCCCATCGTTACATTAGAGTTTCCTTGTCCCGTAATTGAAGAGCCAATAACTATTTGATCTGCGCCAGTTGCCCCGCTTGTATCAACATCGTAACCAATACATACATTTTTATCGCCAGTTGTAATTCCATTACCGGCTTGAAAACCTACTGCTGTATTAAGACCACCTGTGGAATTTAAAAGAGCATCATAACCAACTGCTGTGCTGTACTGCCCCGTTGTGTTTGAATTAAGCGATTGATAACCAACAGCGGTATTTCTAACGCCAGTAGTGTTTGCCGCAAGAGCATAGTTTCCAACGGCAACATTTCGCTCACCTGTTGTGCTGCTTCCAAGTGCACCAGAGCCTACTGCGGTATTGTATGATCCAGTCGTATTAGCATCCAACGCCTGATAGCCAACCGCAGTATTGTCTACGCCGGTGGTGTTTTCCTCCAAAGCCTGAAAGCCGACGGCGGTGTTGTTTGAACCGATGGTGTTACTAACAAGCGCCGTATCACCTACTGCGGTATTGTTTGCACCTGTCGTATTGTCAAATAGCGCAGCGTAACCAACAGCAGTTATTCCAGTAGCCGTTGTGCTTTTAGAGGCTGCACTGGTTCCAACCGCTGTATTGTTTGCGCCGGTGGTATTAGCCCCAAGAGCGCCAGAACCCATAGCGACATTGTTTGAACCTGTAGTGTTTGCATCTAAGGCGTTGTAACCAACTGCCACACTATTAGTGCCAGTAGTAAAAGCGTTTCCAGCGTTGTATCCAATAAACGTATTGTTTACGCCTGTATTGCTACCGCCTGCCCCAGTACCAAGAGCAGTCTCAAATGGCGAGGTTGAGTCGGTTACGCCTGTTAGACCGGTACCCAATGCGATGGTGCCCGAAGCCTGCGGTAGCGTCAGCGTAAAGTTTGAACTTGTGTTCGGGGCTGCAATGGTAAATGTACCCGTACCGCTTGCGTTGCCTTCTAGTGCTATTTTTGACATTTATTACTCCTTAACAGGCCATAAGCACACAAGGAACGCAGTAAGACCCGTCTGCGTAGGTGCAAGTAACATGATTGGATGTGACCTTTGCCACAGTCTTAGACCGAACAATGTCATCATCTTGTGGCTTGGCAGTACCGTCACCAGCAGACATTAGCAAGTCACCCTTTTGGACAACTACGCCTTGAGCGATACGGATAATCATGTCACCCGTCATCGCCATGTTAATCTCGTCTACCTGATGAGCCTCGTCATAATCCCAGTTAACAAATACGCCAGCAACATTGACATCGCCCTCGACATCAGAGACTTTGACCTTGTTTAACTGCTCGTTCTCAACGGGGTTGCCTTCAGCATCGGTATAGACATTCATCTCATCGAGGTTTGACATCACCGTGCCTTTGAGAAGGTCAGGCTTTGTGAGCATCTGCGCCCAACGGGATAGGTGTCCACCGTTGTATGAGACTGTTGAGCCTGATACGGAGATAGTGCCTTCACTAACACCCGCTTGATAAAAAACCACCAGAGTTCCATCGTCAATATTTCTTCCCACATTTAACGCATGGGAACCATCAACCGCAAAGTCTGCTCGCCCTCCTTGACTGGCTATTGATGCTCCAGAAACTCCATTTGCTGCGGGGGATGTATTTGTTGTAGCCACACAAAATACACCAGCACCAGTGATACGGGCACGCTCACCAAGCGTACTGCTTCCGAAAGTGCTAAATGCAAGAGCAGCATTTGAGCCGTCTTGCACCACGCTAGACATACGAGCCACAACAGTACCAGTACCGTTTGTAAAGTTTAAGTCTCCACTATGACCTGCGGTTGTAGTAAATGTATAACGAAGTCTTAAAATTTCATTATTTGCTGCTCCGGCTGCAGAGTTATAAACATCTAGTTTGCACCCCGGTGAACTTGTACCAATCCCCACGTTCCCAGACGAATCAATCCGCATCACTTCTGCGCCGCCCTCTGCAAATCCTATGGTGTCAGCCGCAGGGAAGAAGATGCCTGTATTAGCATCTGCGCCACGAATAGCCGGGGTTGAGGCTGAACCGTCAATATCTGATAAACCGTCAGATCCGCTTAGAATTAAACTCATACCTTACTCCTTATAAAACCAGCCAACGCTGGCCTGAACTAACAGTAATAGTTACGCCCGAATCGACAGTGACTGGGCCTACACTTAAACCGTTCTCACCGCTGGCAATTGTGTAACTCGCCGTTGCCGTATCGTTATTTACTAAAATTGCACCACCGGCCTGACCACCTCCACCAATACTCCCCCAAGCAGAGCCGTCGTAGCCCTCGAACTCGTCCGTGTCATCATTAAACCGGAACATTCCTTTAGAGGGGGAAGGCCTCTGAGCTACCGTGCCAACCGGCATCGTTGCAGCCCCAGTACCACTAAATACCGGGCTTCCAGTAACGGTTAGGCTCGACAAGGTGGCCGTGCCGCCAGCCAGGTTCACAAAATCAAAGGCCACCACCACTTCCGTACCGTTAGCATACAGGTGCATCTTTCGGCCATTCGGAACAGTGACCCCAGTTCCAGCCGAGGTCTTGACTACGATGCTCTGTCCCCCGGAAGTGTTGTTTTCTATCAAATACTGCTTTTCGATAGTCGGAACAATCAGATTCCTGGTGACCGTTAAAGACCCCGAAGAAGTTACATTTAGAATCAGGTTCCTAAAGACCTGTGCTGCATTACTGTCCGAATACCCAAGCGTAAGGTCCGCATCCATGGTAAAGTTGGCCGCAGCACGGCCGGTAATGGCCTCTTCAATCGCCGTGCCTAAGTTAGTATTCGTGGTCGTGCCCCAGGTACCGGACTGCTCTCCGTTCCCAATCAACTCAATTTTCAGTGCACTATAAGTACTTGCCATGGACTATTCCTTTACGCCGCTATGGGCACCCAAGTATCGGATTGCGAGTCATTGACCACGACCCAGCTACCCGACTGTGAATCATTGACATTTTGCCAGTTGGGGACCTGATTGTCATTAATTGTAGTCCAAATTGTGACTCTTCCAACCCTGCCTGTGGCCGATACCCCAGTAACTGGAATGTTTGAACCTGCCTGTACAGTGACTTGGTTGACTGCCCCAGCCGCTCCAACCCCAGTGACATTAACCGTAACAGGGATGCTTGCAGTTGCCTGACCAATAAAGCCAGTGCCCTGGACCCCCGTAACATTGACAACGGCACTTTGAATAACAACTGCATTACCAACCTGCCCAGTACCCTGGACCCCGATAACAGCAACAGAAGCGGATCCGGTCTGCGCTGTTTGGCCAATCGATCCGGTTCCTTGAACCCCCGTGACTGTAACGACCGCCCCAGCTTGGGTTGCCACATTACCGATTGCGCCGGTTCCTTGGACTCCGACGACGGGGACGACGGCTGTTCCTGATTCGGTTGTTTGTCCGATGAATCCTGTTGCGCTAACCCCGGTAACGGAGACACTTGCCCCACCAGAGACGGCAACGGTCCCAACAGCACCGCTACCGGAGACCCCGGTGACGGGGACGACTGCTGTTCCGGTAATGGCAACGGTTCCGACCGCTCCGGAAGCCTGGACCCCGGTGACGGGCACAGCAACGCTGGTAGTGACGGCAGCCTGACCAATGAATCCTGTCGCCGAGACTCCATCCACAACAACAATCGCTGATCCAGAAACGGCAACGTTTCCAATCTGCCCGGTTCCAAAGACCCCGATTGGGTAGACATTGGCAGAGCCGGACACCGCAACTGTTCCGACAGCTCCAACCGCCTGGACTCCAGTGACAGGGACATCTGCCCCGGCCTGGGCAACAACAGTGCCAACGGCGCCCGTGCCCTGGACTCCTGTCGGGTAAACATTGGCGTCTCCGAGAACGGCTGCTTGGCCAATGAACCCAGTGCCCTGAACGCCCGTGACAAGTACATCGGCCGATATGCTAACCGCGACCGTTCCAATTGCCCCTGTTGCCTGAACACCCGTAACTGGTACATTTGCTGCTCCTGAGACCGCAACCGTGCCAATTGCACCCGTGCCTTGAACACCCGTAACATCGACGCTGACGTTGACAATGGATTCGCCAACGTCCGCAAACGGTGCACTAGCAAACGGGGAGAACCCGAACATGTTGTCACACTACCAGCCAGCGCTGGCCTGAACTAACTGTAATCGTTACCCCACTAGCAACGGTCACAGGCCCAACCGACTGGGCATTAGTGCCCGTGTCAATCGTATAGCTTTCTGTTGCTGTTGTTGCATTTACAACAAGCGCACCTATCCCACCACCACCTCCAGTGATAGCTCGTTCGGATGGGTACGTTACAAAAACATCCTTAGTGCCGGCCGCTAAATCGATCTTTGCGCCGGTACTGGAAGAGAGGACCGTGTCCCTGGAAAGCGTAGTTCCAGAGGACGTGTACGTCCCAATGCCTACTTCCCACTGTGTACCACCAACGATGGTGTAGTAGGTAGTATTTCCGTTACCAATGGCCGCAAAAGACTGGTAACCAGTTGCAGCACCAGCAAGCGTAAGCGTGCCGGTGCCGGTTGTGGTCGAGGTCTCTTTGACCCTGTCTTTAATTACAAGGGCCATCTAAACGCCTTACGCTATACGGATGATTGCTCCCGTGGCTGTCTTAGCCGGGAACACAATCGTGAACGTACCAGCCGTCGAAGTTTTAGCGCCGCCAAAGTTCAATACAGCAACTGCGGGGTTACCCGTAGCGGTGTCGTTATAAATCAACGCGCCAAATGCAGTAATCGTGGCCGTGGTAAAGGATAGGTCAGCAAAGTCCGTAACTGCGGTCGTGCCTGTTGAAGTAGGCGTAACCTTGGACAATGTGCCACCACCAAGAGCATACGAGCCAGAGGCCGCTACTTCGTTGGTCGTGGTGTAGGCCGTGGTTGCAGCCGTGAACGAGGCGCTGTTATTGTAGAGCGCCAGTTTAAAGGTGTTTCCACCGGTTGAAAAGTTGTGAACAGCTTTAAGGATCTCTACCTTAAAGGACGTGGGCATTACGGTTGTGGTAAAAGCCATTTAGACTCTCCTAAGTAAATTAGCGGCATCGTGCTCGCCGCCTTGAGCGCAAATTTGAATGCAAGTAGCCCTTTCGGCCCTTTTTGCTTGTTTAAGATATTCAAAAACTGCTTTTTGAACGCGCTCCCGGAAGAACTTTGCCTGCTCTCGGATGGCTGGGGGAGCGTTCTCAGCCACACCGATAATCTTGTCAGTGCAAAGCTCAGCTAAATCTTCGCACGAAAGACCGCCAAAGTCACTGGTTTTAATGATTGGGTTATGTATTTCCCCAAGTTTTAAATCAAACATATCTAGGTCCTCAAGGCTTCGGGTGGCAGCAAATCCGTCTTTTGCGCCTCCACTTGGTCTTTGATTTCAGAGTACTTTTTGACGGAAAATTCGTTGTTTTCAAGGCCTACCACCAGGGGGTCCGCCAGCCTGTGGTAGCCATAAAGCTTGCTTTGTGGCGGCTCGTTAGAGTCCAAAAGGGAGGATTCTTGCGAAATACCTACCTTAATTCCTCTATCAATCGCTTTTGAGAGCAAAAACTCGCAGCAGGCCCTTCCTGCCTCAGCAAAATGCACATGGCCTTTGTAGGAAAAATCAATCCCATACATGTGTATTTCCGACACTTTTGCTGCAATCGCAAAACCTATGGCATAGGCCACAGTATTGTTAAAGTAGCCCGTCTGACAGGCATTCATCACCTCAACTAACGGAAACTCCACGAGTCCCGTACAACGAGGATCTAGCTCACAAGTGTAGATTGGGCCCGCATGGTTTTTGAGCACCTTAGCCATAATATTGGTTTGGCTGCCCGCATCATCCGAATCCATAAACCGACTGGCCGGATCCATCATAAACACCCTGTCATGGAAAATCACACCAGACATGGCATTAATCGCCCAGACCTCATCAAAATGAAACGAATGGGTTTTGGCCATAATAAACTGGCTGTGGCTCTTTCCCATCGCCACTATTGCTACTTTCTTGCCTTCTAAGTTTGGAACACTTGTCATGGACCTGGACTTTCTGATTTAACCGGAATCCTGATCATTCCGTCTCTGTATTCGTCACGGCGGCGACGTCCTTGCTGTTCAATTCCAAGACCCTGGATTGCTTCTTTGTAGGAATTGTTAAAAAAGGAAATCATTGCTTCCGGACCCTTAGTATAGCTGTATGCCTGAACCAAACAGCCATAAAGCAACGCCTCAGGAGCGTTGATACTCACCCACGTTGTCGTGTTGGTAGGCGACAGTTGAGCGGGTTTGTAGATATAACCAAGCTCTACGGCAAAGGAAGCGTTTGGTGTGGGGGCTACATAGAAAGTGTTTTGGTCCCAGACTGAGTAATACTTAGGAATACCTGTCTGCGCCCCGTTTGCCCAGTACTCTTTCATAAAGGAGGTGTCTCGAAAATCTAAGAATATCTGATTCGTTCCTGAAGTGATCATCATATATCGATGAGTCAAGATATCGGAAGGGGCAGTTAAAAACTTATTGTTAACAGTTAAATTGCCAGCGACTTCTAGCTTAAATACATCCAAATCAATGTCGCGAAGAATGCGATTTTCCGTCATCAAGATAAACGTATTAATAACCGCGTTGGTGAACACGTTTGCGTCCACTTCTGTGTAGTTACGGATATTTGTTACTAATTCGTCATATGTCATGTTGTCACCGATGGGCTGCCCACATTACCAGTTGCAGAAGCGCTTTCTGAAAATGCTATAATAACTGAATTACCTGATGCTAAAACAGTACCAATTTGTCCGGTTGCCGACACCCCACTGAGGGAGACTACAGCCGAGGCTAAAACAGTAACTGTCCCTACTCCGCCTACCCCCTGGACACTCGTCTGTCCTGGGTAGGGCGTCATGTTAATCGTATTATTCGCACTACCAATACTTTGGAAATAGGTGTAGCCAGGCTGTCCAACATAAACATCTACAGGTTCTAAACGATCTGGCCTGGGCTCCAGGAGAGCTATCGCATCTCCTTTATACCTAAGAGGCTCTAACTGCGGCTCTTTAGGCTCGTAGTCCTCCGGGCAAACCTTAAACCCACGCCAGTTTTTTCTTAGGACGTTATACGGATACCGTTGCCCGCAGTAGTCACACAGCCCAAAGGAGAACTTACCTGTTGCGTAAGCCACCTCATGCTCCTACATCAGGGATAAAGAAGACACTTGCCGTATCCCTGTCCTCTAGCGCAGCTCTTGTAAAGTCCTCTTCATAAATCTGTTTCAATGCTGCAGTACGATCTGGAGCAAACTTCAAAGACAACATGTACGCCAGGCCAGAGGCTAAACAAGGCAAAAACCGGAAATTGACGTCTCCGGTGTTTGTGTAGTCGCCTGCGTCTTGAATTCGACGAATGCGGTAGTACACAAACGAGTATGCCGCATTTGGTCTTGGGTACAAAAACACCTTAAACACGTTAGCCCGCTGTACATAGTACTGTGCTGGCCTGGCGCCCGTCTGCTTATTCGGGAGATTTAGGTACTCTTCACGGCTAATCCTGTCAATTGAAATATCGACCGAAGGACTTTGCGTATTGTCTCGGATTACCGCTGAAAGAACGTTAACGGTATCAGAAGAAAGAGTGATCTCTGCCGAACCCGTAAGCGGAAACGTCGCCTCTTCAATAGTCCAAAGGTTTAATCCTCTGTTGGCCCAATCCAAGAACAACAAATTGAGCGATCTACGTCCCGTGGTTAGCTGATAACCAGTAGTCATCCGCATCCCACACCGCTCAAATGCCTCTTCGATTAAATCATCAATCGAAAGGTCAAAGGTTGTTGTTCCAGAAGTTGTCATTTTTTATATAAATTATCAAAAGTAACTGTTGGGTCCATGTATGAATCATCTTGCTCTGCGCAGTGAATCCATTGACTAGGTCTAAAATCCGGAGCACCCTTTCCTGTTTCCCAATACGCGGGACTTGTTACTCTTACTCGATTATTGGGCAAAGCTACAATGTTCCCGGTCCACGGTCCCGCATCCGTCAAGGTTAACACATGACTTTGCTTGTGTTGAGCAGGGCAATCTGCAACTTCACTTTCCGCATAATCTACTGTAAACATATATCGGCCAGTGTAAAACTCTCCCCCTATCTTACACAGCCAGGGGCTCGGGCTCGTGCGCGCGAACTTGATAACGGTATGGTGGTGTGAAGGACAATCCCAAGGCTGTGCCAAGGGGGTAGGCATTCTCTCTGGCCACTCATCCAAAGGAATATCGCCTACCAAGGCCGTAATCGGCATTCTTGCCCACATCGCTCCACCATGAACGTTTTCAGAGCCGTCCGCATCGCTCTCACATCCAGTAAACACAAGCTGAAAACTCAAACAACGATCCGGCATGCAGTTAACTGCAATTGCTACCGCATGCAAATACTCTCCGGCGTACTTCTGGTGCATGTGCGTGAACTCACGACGCACCCAACACTTAAAGTAAGGAATATTACTTACAAGATAGGCCATTACTTACCGCGCTTGCCGCCGCTTGCCATTCCTTTTTTCTTCATTGCTCCACCCGCCGCGTAGCCCTTGGTCATCATACCGCCTGCAGCATAGCCCTTGGTCATCATTCCACCTGCTGCCATGCCCATAGCCATCTTTTTACGGGGGCTAACAGCCATTCCACCATTGGCCATCATTACAGGACCTGTTTTCTTGCTAGGCTCAGAAAGCATTTTATTTGCAGGACCACTTTCTACAGCTCCGCCACCCCGAGTAGCAGCACCCATTCCACGTCCAGCCATGATTATTTCCCCTTTTTCATTGCACGGCCTTTTGCATCAGCCGAAGTTTTTTTCATTGCGCGGCCTGCTTTGTCAGCCATTCCGCCCTTTTTCATCTTACCAACACCATCGGCAGCGAAATCTGGAACCATCTTGCCGCCCTTCATGACCATCTTCATCTTGCCTCCAGAAGTGGCCCCTTTTTTCTTGGCTATCATACCGTTGCTCCTTTAAAAAGGTTAAAACCTGCTACCTAAACTTAGCTGTCTTTTTAGCTATGGTTTTAGGTTGTTTGACAAACTGCTTTCCTACTGCTTTTCCTACTCGTTTTGCTTTCGTTGTTGCCGCGTATTCAGAAGGTGATAAAGCCTTAATAGCCGCCTCTGGGAGATACCGCTCGCCTGTAGCTTTTGGACCTTGAGTTGATGGCTTACCACTTTTGGTTCTCCACTTTTGATCTCCCCAATCTTTCAAGCTTTTTTGAGGCGCTTTCAATCTTTGTACCCCCCGCCAGCTTTCTTATATGCCTGGGCTGTCATTTGTGCTTTACGGGCGGACCACTGCCCTGGGGCACCGCCTTTACCGCCAGCCTTGATACGCTCAAAGATAGCCTTTCGCATACTGGGCTTGGTGTAATTACCGGCCTCGTTCACACGGGACTTGGCTTCTCCACCTTTTTTAAATGACGCTGTTTTTGCAGCCTTAATCTT